CAAATTCTTCTTTATATTGACTTTTCATTGTTTCCTCATTTTCTCGTAGATACTTCTTTCAACAGGTGTATTACCATTCATAGTCTGTGAGCAGATGTAATCTTTTTCTTCATCAGTAAGTAAATCTTCTACTATTTCATTCTTACTGATATAGTATCCACGCTTCTCGAGTTCCCAGATTAGATCGTTAGAATCTGCGTCAGCAATTACATCATCAACGTATACATCTACATCTACAGTAACTGTTTTATAGGGCATATTACACTCTTTCGTAGGTCTTTTCAAAAATATCAGGTTTACAAGGATAAAACTCTTTATTTACACCTTGAATGATCCAGTCTTTGGGTAAAGCTGTCATCTCTCCTTCAAGAGTTGCGATCTTTAGAGTTCTGTCTGATGTTGAAAATATTACTTTACCTTCACTCCATTCAGCAATGTCGTTGAATGATGTAAGACCGCCATCCCATTGACGTGCTTCAATAATTACTGGTTTCTTGCGGAACATTGGCATATTATACAGTCTCCTTGATCAAGTCAAGGAGATTATCAAGACTTAAAAACGTCATATCTTCTTCATAGTTCTGTGCTGCTGCTCGGATGTCAAACAGTTTCTTTTGATTCTGAATATATGCTTCGTAATAATCACAATTTACGAGATCCTCTCGAACGTAGGCGACAGTATGATTACCGAATTGGTTAGGACGGGCGGCCACAAACATACCGTAATGGTCTTCGCTCGTTGGGTCGAGTTCAATTCGCTCCGGTGCGTTACGATCACTCTCTTCAATCTCTAAATCTGCAAGTTTTTCTTTTAATTGTTTAACTAATCCGTGAATTTCTTCAAGTAGTTCTTTGTCCATGGTCATCCTCCTATTCATACAAGTAGTATACTATAGTAGTGAGCTGAAAGCAACAGGTAAATTGGGGTATGTGTCAAATTTTTTTGCTCTATATATAAATTAGGTGTTGTCTTGGAAGTGTTGTTGTAGTATAATCAATTTGTTGTTAATGATATACTATGTTGTTTGTATAGAGTCTAAGACTGTAAAGACAATATTATTAAAATAACTGTTGACTTTGTAGTTCGTATAAAGTATACTACTATTATTGAAATGATAGAGCATAGGAGATAGAAAATGGCTCATGAACTTGAAATGGTGAATGGTGAAGCTTCGATGGCATATGCTGGGGACACTCCTTGGCACGGTCTTGGTGTTAAGGTTCTTCCTGATCTTACACCTGAACAAATGCTGAAAGCAGCTAATCTTGATTGGACTGTAGAAAAGTCCCCTGCATACGCACTTATTAATGGTGAACCTGAACTGATTGGTCGGTCAGCCCTTGTTCGGGATCGTGATCACTCGATTCTTGATATTGTGACTGATGACTGGAATCCTGTTCAGAACGCTGAAGCGTTTGACTTCTTCCACGAGTTTGTTATGGCTGGTGATATGGAAATGCATACTGCTGGTTCTCTGAAAGGTGGACAGATTGTCTGGGCTTTGGCAAAGGTCAAAGAATCTTTCGAACTCTTTAAGGGTGATGTCATTGATTCTTACCTTCTGTTTACTAACTTTCACAAGTATGGTTTCTCGACTGATGCTCGGTTTACTCCGATTCGTGTGGTCTGTAATAACACTCTTACACTGTCGCTTGGTTCTAAGACTGAACGAGCAGTAAAGATGTCTCACCGTAAAGAGTTTAATCCTGAGTTTGCTAAAGAAGCTCTTGGTATTGCTACTGATAAGCTTCAGAAGTATAAGGAGATGGCTCAGTTCCTTGGTTCTCGTAAAGCCAAAGACGAAGATGTTATGACTTACTTCAAGCGAGTGTTCCCGCTGGCTGGGGCTTCTGTTGAAGATGAAGCAATTTCTCGTAATGCTAAGACTGCACTTGATATTCTTCATACTCAGCCTGGAGCGGAATATGCTGAAGGGACTTGGTGGCAACCGTTCAACGCTGTTACCTACATGACTGATCATATCGTTGGGCGTTCTGCTGATACCCGCCTTCAGTCTTCTTGGTATGGTTCTAACAAGAACCTTAAGACTAAGGCTCTTGAAGCAGCAGTTGAAATGGCGGAGGCGGCGTAAGCCCCTCCACTAACATAGGAGATATAAAATGGCTCGTTCCCTGACACCTCGTAAAAAGAAAACTGTTCGAACTACAAAAGACGAAACATATATGATCAACCTCAAATATCTTGGGGATGAGCCAAAGTTCAATGGTGTTGTTAAAAGTATTGAACTCATGTCAGCCTTTAATTGGTATAACTACATGTGTAATGTTAAAGAAGCACGTGAGTATTTGACTGAGTATTTGAAAAATAACAATAAAAACGAAGAAATTAAGACCCTCAAACGTGTTCCAGACGCTTGGATTCCTACATCAGCGGCTTGGCTTTGCCGTATGATTGCTCGAGGCGGTGAAATTGAACAAAAACAGCTTGATTACATTGAATTTAAGATCAAATTTTCTCTTGGTAAGGCTCATGAACAAGTAGTTGAGAAAAAGAAAACTAATACTGTTTCTATTCAAGACCGTATCAAGGAGAAAACTGACGAATTGCTGGCTGATATTGAACAAATCGTTGATGAACGTGAAAAAGAACCTAATTTCAGCCTTTACGAGTGGTTGAAGGGTAAAGAAATCCCTGCATCTTACATGCCAGCTATTATTAAACGTTATCGTGATTGGTTAAATGAGCTTCTTGACGCTTATGAAGGCTCTGATCCTGATCTAAATGAAGGTTATCGTAATTTTACAAAACAACAGCTTTCTTTCGATATTGTTTTCTTCAATATGATTATCGACGACGCTCAAAAGTATGCTGATGTTACTAAGAAAACTCGTAAGCCTCGGAAACCTCGTGCTGTTTCTGTTGAAAAGAAGATCAAACACCTGAAGTATCAGAAAGAGGATAAAACCTTTAAGATTGCATCGGTTGACCCTGAGAAGATTATTGGTTGTCAGGAACTTTGGACCTTTAACACGAAGTATAAGACCCTTACAGTTCTTCGAGCGCTTGATCGTGGAGGTCTTCAGGTTAAAGGGACAAGTATCACTAACTATGACGAAAATACTTCAATGACTAAGAGGACTGGTCGTAAGGCTGAATATTTCGTTGACCGTATTCTCAAAGGAGGTAAGATCGTTCTTCGTAAAGTCATGGAAGAAGAAGGTATTGGTTCAGAAGCTAACCTTGCTTATCGTATCAATGAGAATACTATTCTTTTAAAGGTTTCATAGTTGCCAAAAAGCAACTATCAATAAAAACACTTATATCCTATTGACTTAAGTTACGAAATAGGGTATAAGTATATTGTAAACGTTGAAGCAACGTGGACACATACTGGACCTCGGGGCGGTACCGAGCAGGTCCACCACAGGCACACTGTGATAACTCGTTATATCCATCCTATCCGGATAGGAACGCTAAAGGATGAACTCAGTGTGTCTTTGCTGGGCCTGACATAGGATCGACAGGTGTGAAAGTGAAGTGGAGTTTACCGGATGACCTCGTATCGGTCAATTAAACTAAATGCAAACGATAATTTTGCACCACAGGGTTACGCACTAGCTGCATAATTCCTCGGGCTTGAGGGACGCCTAGGAACAGAAGTTCCCTCACTTTTCATATAAAACAAAGGAATATTAAAATGAAGACTATGATTCTTGCAAGTGCACTCATTCTCGGTACTTCGGCTGCTTATGCTGATGGTTTTGGTGTTAACGGTTATGGCGAATACGCTTTTGAAGCCGAAGCTTTTGAATTTGGCCTCGGCGCTACATACGAAGTAGATGTATTTACTCTTTACGCTGATACAGTTTTTACTAAGCCAAATGATGTTGAGTTTGATCTTGATGAAGTAACTTTCGGTGTTGATTACGCAATTGATGAAAACATTGGAATTTATACCGAAGTTGAGTTTGATGGTGAATTTGACTACAGCGAATCCCGTGTTGGGTTAAACTTTGAATTCTGATAAAAAACTTCATTAAGGGGGTTGACTTCCCCCTTAATTTACTATATACTAATATTAATGGTTCCGTAGCTCAGTGGATAGAGCAGTTGCCTTCTAAGCAATTGGTCGAGGGTTCGAATCCTTCCGGGACCGCCATAATGGGAGTGGGTGTTGGTACACAGGGAGATCTTATAAGTCTTTCAGCGCCAGATTAGCGTTCTCGAGCAGGTTCGAATCCTGCCACTCCTACCATTACCCGGAGCTTTATATGTCTGATAAAAATAGGTTTGTTACAGAGATTGAAACCCTCTGTAAAGAAAAGAATATTGAATATATTGATGCTGTTGTGATGTGGTGTGAAAAGAATAACCTTGAAGTTGAAACTGCTGCTTATTGGATTAAAAGAGACTCAACAATGAAATCTAAGATTCAAGCTGAAGCTGAAGATCTTCGAATTCTAAAACGTGGTGCAACCCTTCCGGTGTAATTATGACAGCATATGAGTGTTACAAAGAGTATCTGGCTCTAAAACAACACTTCACTAAAGACAATTACGATTATTTTAAGTATAATGGTAAAGTCAGATCAAACCCCACATCTTTTGATAAACGTAAAGATAAAATCTTCTTTCAGAAATTATCCAAACATGAAGATGTTCACAGCTTCTTAGTTGCTAACTTATCTGAAACTCCTAAAGCTTGGATTAAAGAGTTAGCTTATAGTGAAGAAGCTGAAAAGAAATATAGAGATTGGTTGAAGCGTCAACAGTCTTTGACCTATCTCTTTAAACGCGAGCTAAATCAACTCGCGCCGACTTTCGACGCTAACCTAATTGTATTTGATGATGACCCGCATCCTTATCTATTAAAGATGTATCTTGGTAATTACGTTAGCTTAGAAACTTTGTGTCTGTTACTCGATCTCACAGGCGCGAAGAAACACTGGGATTCCAAAATGGAATACGATATAGTTTATGAAGAAGTGAAGAGAAAGATCGAAAAGTATACCCCATTCATCAAATTTGATAGAGAAAAGATAAAAAATATTGTGCTTGACTACTTTGCTTGAATATAGTATACTAAATAATGTTGCGAGCGAATACTGCTCTATACAAAACATACACCGCTATACAAAACATACGGAGAATATACATGGACTTTTCTAAACTCAAAGCAAAATCTGGTAAGAACGCACTTGAAGATCTTACTAAGAAACTTCAAAGCGCTGCTGGTAACGAATCCTCTAGTGGAGATGATCGTTTCTGGAAGCCGACTGTAGATAAAGCTGGTAACGGCTATGCAGTAATTCGATTCCTCCCTCCTCCTGGTGACGAAGATGTTCCTTTCGTTCGAATCTTTGATCACGGCTTTCAAGGTCCAGGTGGCTGGTATATCGAACGTTCTCTGACTACTATTGGTCAGAACGACCCTGTTTCCGAGTATAACTCCAAACTTTGGAATAGTGGTATTGAGGCGAATAAAGACATCGCTCGTAAACAGAAGCGCCGTCTTAGCTTCTATTCTAATATCTACGTTGTCACTGATCCTGGTAATCCTGACAACGAAGGTAAAGTGTTCTTGTTTAAATACGGCAAGAAAATCTTTGACAAGCTTAATGAGGCTATGAATCCTCAGTTCGCTGATGAAGAAGCTGTTAATCCGTTTGACCTTTGGGCGGGTGCTAACTTCAAGCTTAAGATTCGTCAAGTCGAAGGTTATCGTAACTATGACAAGTCTGAATTTGATAGCCCTTCCGCGCTTTCAGAGGACGATGAAGAGCTAGAACGTATTTGGAAACAAGAATATTCTCTTCAAGAGTTCCTTGATCCTAAAGAGTTTAAGAGTTACGATGAACTTAAGAGGAAACTTGCGAAAGTTTTGGCCGAGGATGATGGTATGTCTTCTCGCGCCGAAAGCCAGGAGTTTACTATTGAGGATAATCAAGAGGAAGCTCCTGCACCTCGTCAGAAAGCGTCCCCACCTCCTTCATACGCTGCTGATGATGACGAGGACGACGACTCGTTGGAATTCTTTAAGAATCTAGCAAATCGTTGAGAAAAAGGGAGCTTCGGCTCCCTTTTTTTTATGTTAACATATTAGTTCTGATAATATCTTTTAAATCGTAGTAAAATACAAGATTCTCACCCCAACCGAATCTTCCTATAATACTGGCTTCTATTTGAGATGTTGATGCTGTTGCTGCACCGCCCCCTTCACCATATCCACCGCCTCCACCCCCAGGCGCACCTTCTTCTTGTCCTTCATCTGCAATATCTGCTAATGCAGCTTGTACCTCTGGACTCGCAGCCATTCCTGCAGCAGTCATATTTAATGATACATTCATTGGTTCT